ACTTTGTCTGTCTTGGCTCTGTTTTATTTCTAATTGTAATCCCAAAGTCTTAGACATATTTTTTTGTTCAAGAATTCCTTGTATATTACCTTTCAGTAACATTCCGACTTTGGATTGATTTGACTTTACAATATCCTTTTGTATCTTGGATATATCTTTTTGTACCGATTGATCCATTTTATTAGATTCAATGGATGCTTTCTGTAACCTAGCAGATTCTTTTAATAAATTATTATATCGGCCTCTAGTTTCAGCAGTAATTCCTACTTTAGAATTAATTTTCTCTTCAATTTTAAGAATTAATTTTGATAATTTTAATTGATCTTCTAAGGAAGCCATTTTACTTCTCTAGCTGTTTTAATAAGTCATCGATATCAGCTATCTTCTTATCAACATCTTGATATATTTTTTTAAATTTAGGATCTTTCATCATCTTTTTTTCTGAATTACTTAGGTTAGATCGTTGTTTTTTCAACTTCTTTAAGAAATCAAAGAATCCTTCTGATAATACATTTTTTCTATCCATATACGACATGATGTAGTTCTCCTAATATATTAATAAATATAAAGAAAAGAGTTATTTAGGTGAAAATCTACGAGGAATTGTTGATTGTTGTTTTGGTTGAGAAGCATCCACCTGTTCCTTTTCTTTCTTTTTTAAATCCATAAATTCTCGGAGATAAAAGTTCTTTAAATGAACAGGCATATCATATACATCACCAAATGAAAAACCAGGTGTTCCGTAGATAAAATAAAAAATAGACTGGTGTATGTCTAGTTTATTTTTAGGAGTTAGGCCAAAAAAACCCAACAGTAAGCGGAATTGACACGCTAACTGTTTCACCCCCTATTTCTATTTCTGATGTCAAGTCAATATCAGGAGAAATTTCTGTAATGTAACTTCTCAATGCTACAGAATCACGAGCTAACATATTCTGTGAAAATGAATTTATTGTTTCTGGTTTATTATCACCATCCACCTCTGTAATAGTATATCTTAATCTAGTTGTAATATCACTAGAGTATCCAAACTTAGCAGATTGTTTTAAATCCTTTTCTATTAGAGCTTCTTCCGCACCAGTTAATAACTTAAACTTAATTTTATTCTTACCTATCTCGGTAGTATAGTCAAATGAATTATCTGAATAATCAACATCTTTAGATGTTTCTTTAAACGGACACTTTGTAAGGTCAAATGTATGTTCTATCTTTTGTTCAAGATCATTTGGGTTTGTTACTTCAACGGTATAATTAGGACCATATGCTAATATACGAGAAGCAACCAATACCGCATTCTTATCTCCTAATATTAAACTGGTTTGATTTACACCATTTGTAACAATCAAACTATCTAGTAGTTTATCAATAACCACACCTTTCTTAATAAGGTTTTCAGACATAAGGATGTCTTCTTCTTTTGTGGTCATATATTTTAATTCAATTTTACCTTCAGCAAGTGGTGAGTCTTTTGGATATACTTTTCCACCAGATGGTAAATCAATAACTTCCGTAGGGAACTTATGTTCTGACATTTATAACTCCTTGTTGTATGTTTACAACTTTTCTTTAAAATTCTAGTTCAGCGTAATCGTATCTTAATGTTAGTGTTATTTCAACTGGATCTGAAGAACTAAAGTCTAAGTCACCAAAAGCGGCATCTTGTATCATAGTTCCAAAAAGTGTCCATTGTTCAATCTTATCACCAACAGGTCCCAAGACATTAAAAACAACATTCTTTTTATACATATCTTGGTATCCATCACGACCAGTAGAACTTTCATGATGTAGTCTTATCCACTCAATAACAGAAGAAGCTGCTGATGGTACAATCGGATCATACAGAGTAATCTGTAGAGTCTGCCATCTACCTTTACCTTTAACATACTTTGTTATATTCATATGCTCTAACACAACCTCATCAAAAGTTATTTGAGGTCTTTGTGCTGTTTTTATGGTGAAAGCAGGTATACCAGCAATCTCCATGATAAAACGATTTTTCAGTTTTGGTTCATATGCTGTGTAATATATTTCTTGTGCTGATACTAATTCGGCCATTATTTATCTCCTATAATAATAAATATCACTTTTCCAAAAATCTATTCAGGAAAAGCAGCTCCGGTTGGTTGTACTACAAAGTCTAATACGATAAACTCGGCAGTTTTTGTAGGTTGAATAAATATCTGACCTACTAACATGTTTCTATCGATAGTTTCTGGTGTGTTGTTTGAATCATCCATTACAACACGGAAAGCATTCAATCCACTATTAGATTGAACTTGTTCCATATAAGGATTAACAACATTTAAAAACTGATTTCTTAAAGAACTTGTATTCTGTTCAAAGAGTAAACCTCTTGAAGAACTTGCAACAAATGTTTTTAAGTTAATTAATAATCTTCTTACATTTACTCGGTCAAGAGCAGAAGCTTTCTTCTGTGTTGTCTTCTGTCCAAAGACAGTAACACCTTGTCCAGGAAATGTAGCAATCGGATTGACATTTGATTCATAAAGGTCATCACGATTACCTTGAGTTAATTTTCTATATGCCTGAACAGCACTATCAATCCCACCTCTGTTTAAACCAGCAGGAGCAAACCAAGGCTGCCCGACTACATCGTTAAAATGATATACCCCAGCAATCACGGTTGATGGTGGAACATATCTATAGTTACCAGTAGTAGCATCTATTATCTGAACCCAAGGGTAGTAAGCAGCAGCGTAACTTGAGTTACGAACTTCTGTATTTGTTTTAGCAGTAGCTACACTATCTGTTAAGTTAGTGTTATCATATACTAAGAAACAATCACCTCTATCTTCACATAATTGAATGGCTTGTCCTATAACAACACTATGGTCTGTTTGTTGGTCAACAATACCAGGTATTATTAATAGATTAAAATTGTATTGGTCTTTATTAGATAATAAACTTAGAGCAGTAGCATATCCACCAGTTCCAGGTACAGCATTACTCACCGATAAGTCAACACCTTGTGAATTAGTACCATTTATAGTATCATAAAAATTAAATGGATGTTCTACTTCAGCAGTTCCTAAATCACCAGCAGTTTGACTTGTATCAGATGAGTCAACTAATGGATATCGATTATTCCATCCAAAAGCACCACCAAAACTACCACTACCAACTGGAGGTAAGAAAGTAGTTCCGTCACCATAAGCATCAGTTATATTACCATTTTCATCAAGGTAATTTGGAGTTTTCCTAACATCAGGTAAATTACTTACCCTTACATAGTTAGACTTGTTTGGAAATTCACCAGTAGGTTGTAAATAAGCAACTCCATCTTCTGTAGCAATTGTATTTGTTTGATTTCCTACTCTTTTTAAAATATAATCACCAGAATCTGGATCTAATGATAAATTAGCATGTGTTTCAATTATTTTCTTTTTCTTTATGGTATCATTACCTTGTCTAATTAAAAGGGTAAATGTACCTTTAGAAAGATTTCTATTAGATACTTCCCAACGAAAGTTATCACCACGACCACCAAATGATCCAGAACCAAAATGTTCATTTGATGTAGAATCTGATTGTGGTGTTAATAATTGATCAGTCCCTAAAGCTGAGCCAGTTCCTACAAAGTTATTAAATTGAGGACCATCACCTAAAGCTTCAAGTGTAAATATAGTGTCAATTGATCCAGTAGGACGAACAGTTAAATCTACATTAGCAGTAGCACGAGTAGTATCAGTACCAGCTACTCTTACAATAGTAACTGGACCACCTTGTCGTAAATATTCTTTAGCAGTATGAGAAGTTAAAAACTGATAGTTATCACTACCACTCTGTATTAACTCTCCAAACAATCTAACATATTCACCATAAGAATTAACTATGGTTGGTTCAAGAACAGGACCCTTTACAGTAGGACCAACAATAGCAGCTCCAACTGGACCGGCTGCCGCGGGTAAAAACGATTGGTCTATTTCATTTGTAAATACACCTGGTGATACAATTTTTTCAGCCATTTAATTTCTCCGAAACTTTTAGGAATGATTTAAATATAATTATTCATATATAAATATTACCTATTTTCTCAAAAGATAAAAAAAGGATTTATAATTGTATTTTTTTTTTACTTTGTGGGTTCTACTTCTACGGTTGGTGTGAACACACCTGTTTGAGGATCTAACTGACCAGGACCATACTTCTTAGTAATAGACTCTAGTTGTGTTTGTTCTTCTTTTTTAAGACCTTCCAATTCCTCATGAAGTTTGAACTCTTCTTCTTCAACTGCTTCGTTTTGTTTTTCTAAGTTGATTTTAGCAATAGCCAACTGACCAAATCTATTTGTTATAGTAGCAGATTTGGTTTGTAGTTCAGCTAATGATTTAAGTTCTTCTTCTGTAAATTTAATTTCGGACATTTAAAACCTCTTGTTTAGTTTGTTGTAACAATTTATATATATAATTATATAAGTTTTTCGGAAAACGATACTTTTTTTGGTTGATATCCTCTTTGCATTTCAGCAGTTTTACCTAAGATGTTATCGGTAAACTCTGGCATTACATACCCCTTAATAGTCATAGTAAATTCATTCTTAATCATTCTCTCACCTTGTGATTCCATTTCTATTTCATTTGATATATCACCATCAAGTGATGAAAGAAAACGGTGACTGGTTTGGTCACCAAAGTAAGTTTCTAAGTGTTCTAACCAAACTGAATTTAAGTCGTTCATTTGCTCTATATAAGATGTCATCATAACTATACTATAGCTACAAGTTACAAAGTCTGGCATACCGGTTTTAACAAACTCTTGAACTGGTTGTTGACCTGTTAATACTGAAAATCTATCATACCTATTATTTTTACTCCACCCATTACTTGAACGGACTACTGATATAAATTTACCTTGTAAGTCATTATCAAATGACATAGGCATATTATCATCAAATCCAACCGATGTTCTTTTTATTACCATAACAGGTAATATTATTGTTCCGTTTTTATCTCGTAAAGCACCTCTTGCTTTAACAGACTTCCACCTTTCTTCATTACCATAAAGAACAGGAACAGAGATAACTTCATTTTGCTCTCTTACCTTTGGTTTCATAATATTTCGGATATGTTTGATAACTGATGTATCTATTTCTTTTAAACCAATAGAGAATCCCTTACCAGAATTAGGACCACCTGGTTTCTTGATGACAACCTTAGAGTTTCCTTTCTCACTCCTTATACTAGTTTGTGATTCTCGGTTTACAGAAGATGCATTTGGAGCATCTTTATTTGTTATTGGTTTAATTGCCACGGCGTAGTTTCCTTAGTTTATCTAACTTACTTTTAGAGTCATTTTTATATGTTTCTGATTTTAATCCTTTGGTTGATACCTTATCAATAGCTATTTGTTTTTCAATAGGAACATCTACAGCACCTAATGTGATATTATCTTTCTCCCCATATACATTACCTTGCTTTAACAAACCTATTATCTCATCAAACTTATCAGCTCTTGGTTCTTGGTAGATATTTTCACTATCACTATCATAATTTTCCACAATATCAAGTTGTTTTTCAACCTTGACCATTGAAGACCTTTTTGGTTTCATCACAAGTTTTTTATCTAGTAGTTGGATAGCCATTATCTCGGTCTTTCCTCTATGTTGATTGACGATAATCTACTTCTATGTGCTGTTGCTTTTATAGCATGATTAAATCCAGGATGACCACCAATAAGTTGTGGTTCTGTAACTCCGTTGATTTCCCAATACCAATCATTCCAATCACACACATCACCAGCTTCAGGAAAAAAGTTTAATGAACCACTAGCTAAATTATTTCTCTGAAACATCAAATCTATTGTAGAGTTTGAGTCTGTTCCTACCTCATTAAATTGTTCTACTTCAGGAGCATTATATCGTATCAGACAATTTACTCTAAACCCAACATTAAAATACTTAGTAGTTGATTCACCATATATGTTAGAATTAGTATGTTCTGGTGCTATCTTGTAAATATCAACTGATTGACCGACTATCTCATCAATGAGTTCTTCGTTCATATGGTCAACTAAGTCAATTTCCTTTTGGGAAATAAAAAATGGTCTAGTAGCAGACATATGTTATCCTATGTATATGTGTAGTGGAGCTTTCCCTAACACTTCTTGTTGAGCATTTGCTTCTTCGGCTTCAGCTTTTAACTTTTCAGTTAAAGATACCGACTCTAAAAATTCTTTTAACTCTTCTAAAAGTTGTACTTTTTCTTCTCTACCCTCTGTTTTTAAGGCTTCACCATCTAATGTTACTTCACCATCAGGTATCGGCATAGAACTATACTTACTTCTGATAATACCCAATAACTCTTTAGCAAGAGCATAAGTATACTTTCTAATCCATTGACGACCAGGTTGATTGATAGAGCTATAGGTAATAAATTTATATGGCACATTAGAAGGATCTGATACCCCACCTTGTAAACCAGCATTAGCATTGTCTGTATTTTTAATATCATCTTTGACATAATACTCGAACCATATTTTTTCTCCTGTATCACCACTTTGTGGTCTAGGAAATATCCTTAAATTGTTATTGTGAATTTCAAAGGAGTAGGCACTCTTTCTGACTATATCAGATGTCTCGATTGCATTAGCCCTAGCCAAATCATATGATATAGGTTTAAGAATAAATGATATTGCTGGTGATACATTACCCATACCAAAATTATCTAGTAATTGAGCTTGATCAAATGAACCAGCATATGGATCATAAAACTTGATATAGCAGCTGGTTGATGATTAAATACTCTTTGAACTTCAATTCTTTTATTACTTTCACTTACACTAGCCCACACACTCTGTAAATCATAATCTTGTTTTGATGCGGATAAAATTATATACCCCTTTTTCAAGTCAAAGTTTTCACCCATGTTAACAACTTGACCATACTTTTCAGATAATCCAATTGACGCTCCTAGAGATGGAGTTACAGGATTAGCAGAACCTGTACCTAATGATCCTGATATTCTACTCTTTTCACCATATTGTTCCCACATCCAATTTTTTATATTGTAGTTGTTTATGTGTTGTGAATATTCATTTACTGATTCTTCAAAGCAAGCATAAATTGAACTACTTGGTATTTCAAGTTGTAATACAGGAAACCCAAGTCTTTTAGCACACCACTTTGTTACCGAAACAATATCGGTTTGAAATGTACTATCAGTATCATAAGTTCCATATGGCGTTTCACCAGTTGAAAAGGTTGACGGATCAACATAAGCATAATCTAATTTTGGCATCTATAGTTCTCCTTAACTATAAATATATAGTTTATAAAAACAAAAGGGGAAAACCGAAGTCTTCCCCTTTGTTATGTATCAGGTTTATGATATAATTTAAATTAAGTCAAGTGACTTACAATGAATTAAACCATAGAACTCTGGACGAATCATCTTCTTAGCGTAACGAGTCATCACACCTTTTCTTGGAGTAAAATCACTAGGATCGTAAACCAATGGAGTTGTAATTAACGGAACGTATGGTGAATATACAGCACCAGTTTCTAGGAAGTTACTTCCTCTAAATCCAACCAAGATTGAATTTTCAGTCATGTAAGGATTCTTGTAGACTGTGTAACGACCAGCAGCTTGACCTATCTTAGAGATACCCATGCCAAATTGGTCATTTCCACCGTCACCAGGCTGACTTACATAGCCAGGAAGTGATTCAAGGATAGTAGCAACTTTTGGAGCAACAACTACAAAGTTAGCACCACCACGAAGTGTCAAACGATGAATTTCGTTAGATACTTTTTGAATCTTAGAAACTAGAGTCTGATACCACTCAAATCTAGTACCATAAAAGGTATTAGATACGAAAGCAGTAGTAGCTGAATCATAGTCTTCACCAGCTTTTGCTGACCAGTAATCTTCTGTTTGAGCATCACTAATTAACATATCAAGGATTTCTAAATCAATTTCCATTGAGATATAATCACTTAACATTGATGTTAATTCAGCTTCAGCATCTACAGAATGATAAGCGTTAAGGTCTTGAGCAAGCTCAGGTGACCATACAGCTTTCAACTTACGAGTCTTAGCAACAATTGGTAATGATCTCATTTCCAAGTTAACTTCAGGTATACTTAGTGAATCAGCAGTAGCATCACCAGTTCTATCTTCAAAATCACCTCTACTTCCAGCACTATTTTCTACGATGTAGTCAACAGAGAATGATCCAGTAGCGTCAGCAGCAGAAGCGTCAACAATAATCTTAATGTTAGAGCCGTCTTCTTTTGAAAACTGAGGTAGTACAGTTCCACTACCAGCATCACTTTCAGTAATATCCCAAGAGCGTAAAGCTGAAAAATCCCCATCAGGAAAATTTGACTTAGCAATTGTTATTACATTTAGCTTTGTTGTTATTGAAGCAGAAACTTCACTATTAAAGTCAATGTCTTTAAGAGTAGCATTTGCTATAGCAGTACTAGTTGCAGATACAGTTGTTAGGTTAGTTGAATACCCATACCTACCAACTCCGTAAAGTCCACCTTCTCCAAAAGGAGCAGAAGAACCGGATGGTGAGTTAGGACCTGTTTTTCCGTGAATTGAATCACCGGAAGTGAATTTACCTTCTGTTTTTCCATACTTGAAATCAAGATAGAAAACTAGTCCAGATGGTAAGTTCATTGGTTGTACAGAAACAAGTTCCTGTGCAACGATGTTTCCAAATACTCGTCTTACTAATGGAAGTGCAACTCCTGACCATTCTTCATCACCTACACCGGCTCCGGCGTTTGGTGAAGTAGTAGAATTCTCAGATATTAACTGACGTGCCTGGTTTTCTAACAATGTAGCCATACCAGATTTTTGCCATTCATTATCCATTCCTTCTAAAAGTCCAGATTGTTCCCACTTAGTAACGAGCTTAGCGGCCTCATCTTTCTGCTTCTTAATAGGTGAAGCTGAAGATAAAAGACCTTCGTTTATATAATCGCTCATTTTATTTTCTCCGAATTAAAGCGGTTTATGATTTAATTAAACCAGCAAGTTTTCTGAAACGGTCTGCTACTTGATTCTCTTCCGAGATAATCTTCTTACTTGGAGCAGTTCCACCAGATTTCTTACTAGCAAATTCCTTGACAACTTCTTTCTTTTCTTTACCATTGTCTGTATAAGACTCAGCAAGAGTAGAATAGACCAACTTAATTTCACGAGATGTTTGAGCTCTGTCAAATGTCTCTACAATTTTAAGTTTTTGGTCGTTACTTAGTACAAACTCTTTAAAAAGTTTATTTGTATAAAGTAATTTTGCATTAAGGATGTTAACTTCATGAAGCTTGTCTTTTAGAAAAACAACAGCTTCCTTATATTCATTAAGCTCGCTTTGTAGCGTATTAACTTGTTCATGAACCTTACCTTTACCTGGATCCTCTTCGTCACCAGCGGAAGGTTGCTTCACACCAGTTCCCGAACCGATACCAGATGAGGTTGATTGTTCATCAACTTCGTCTTTATCTTCATCTTCGTCATCATGTTCAGCTTCTGTTACGACTTCTTCTTCGACTTTTTCTTCATCATCGTCATCAGACTCAGTTTCATTTAACTCTTCTTCAAGCTCTTTGATTACTGCTTCTAAATCAAGCTCTTCAGACTCATCCATTTCATCTTCTTCGTCTTCGTGCTCATCTTCAGTAACAATAGGGGCATACTTCACACCATCGATTTCAACGATTTCAGACTCATCAACTTCTTCTTCATCATCTTCTTCTCGTCTTGGTGAATCGTGCATTCCTTCTTCAGGATCTTCTTCATCATCTTCTTCTCGTCTTGGTGAATCATGCATACCTTCGTCAGCACTTTCCTCTTCGTCATCCTCGTCTTTATCAGCAAAAGGATTCTCATCTTCTTCAATATCTTCTTCAGCTAACTTAGCTGACAACATTGATTTTAGATGTGGAGTAAAGGCTTCTTCAAGAGCCATCTTAGCGTTTTGCAGAGCAGTTTCACGAACAGCTTTAGCATCAGCGATAGCTTCTTTTAATAAATCAGACATATTATGTCTCCCATACTATTTGTATTGGAATAAAGTTATTCTGGAACTTTAATTAGATTAATTTTTTTAGACTCTGTAAGACCACAGAGTATTGAGGTTACATATAAGTATATAGAAAAATATAAAAACTAATCGTTTAACTTGAGAGATTTTATCTTTATCATTCTTTGTTTTCTTTTCTCTCGTCTAGCAGCAGATGGTTTTTGATAAAATTCTCTTTCTCTAAGTTCTTTTAACATATTAGAGTTTTTGACTCTTCTTTTAAATTCTGAAAGAGCTCTCTCGATACTTTTACCTGTTGCATCTACATAAAGTAATGTAGAACCTTTATTTTTTGATTTCTTTTGTTTCTTAAACATGTTAGAACCTTTGTTGTTATTCTTCATCATCTTCTTCTATTAGTTGAGCTTCAGATAAACATCCTCTAGCAACTGCTGTATGAGCATCTTCTATATGAATGATTTCTGAAATAGGTATTGGAAAATCATCTTGGTCAAACTGTTCATTAAACACATCCAAGAATCCTTTTACTAAAGAAGTTCCACCACCGATAACGATAGGAACTGCTTCAGGAAAGTTAGGAACATTTTCAACACCCTCAAACTGAACCTTTAAGTTAGTTAAAAGATAATTAATTAGGGCACCGTAATAAGAACGGATAGCAATAAGAACATTAGCCTCATCCGTTTCTTCTTCATAAATATTTTGATAAGTAGCAGCAGATAAATCAAGTGTAGTTGATGTTTCTTTAATGTTAGTTACTTTAGCTTTTGATACTCCTGTATCCATAGCTACATTTTCATCTACCCAATCTCCACCACGACTTACACTAAAAGATAGGGCAGTCATCCCTTGATACATAACTGCTATGTTACACATACCAGCACCCATCGAGATGGCTACTCCTGTCAGTTGAGTATCAACCAAACCTTCATAACCAATAGCAACTGCCTCTTCTATCTTTTTTACGTTATATCCGTATTGTTCTATTATCGTTCTCAATACATCTTCGTGATATGACACTTCCCTTTTAACATCAATAGGTTTAGATGGAATACAATAAACACATGTTTCCCCATCCACAGCGTCACCCAACAACTCTCCGATTATGGCGTTTAGAACTGGTAAGGCATCTTTCTCTGTAGGATTTAATAGACCACTTTTCATCGGTCTTTTAAGTTCGGCTGTTGAGAATATTTGAGCATAGTTGAAAGCATGTTGTCCAACTATATGAACTTTACCTGCTTTCTCTACGAAAGGAATTCCTTGTCGTTTTAACATTCTCTTGACTTGGTTCACCTCCCCATCGACAGTTAAGAATGCATTTCTTTGTTTTTTTACTAGCTCTTCCGTAGCAGCAATATAGAATGATGTACCACAATCTAAACCTTTTGCCATATCTAACCTCTTCTAAGTTGTTTAAGTTTTTCTTTCTGAGTTACTACTTTACCTTTTATTACTTCATCTGATTTAATAGACGAGTTTGTAGGTTTTTGTAGCATTATATTTTTTTTTGTTTCAATTTCGATGTGTCCAACTTTTTTCTGTTTTGGTAACTCGACTTCAACAGCTTTTGGTGTTGACCTATTCGTAAAAACCTCTTTCGTTTTTTTCTTTTTATCATCTCTGTAAAATAACCTTAATAGTATTCCTATAATAAAACCGATTTGCCATAATGTCAAAGAGACATAAATAAATGTATTACTTATCTCCATTCTTGACAGCTTTAGTAATAGCATCTCTTCTTTTCTTTAGATATCTATCACTATCATCAGTATCACCATCATTGTCAACATCATCATCTTCTTTACCAACTGGATCTAAACCCTCAT